TTTTAAAGAGGAGTCTCTGCGGAAAGAAGCGGCCTATATTTTACAGTCCTTGACCTCGTCAAGGGCAAAGAAGAAAAAGATAAGCCCCGATGGCTTGTCGCTGAAAACGTTAAAAACCTACTATCCATTCATGACGGATGGGACTTTGCCCGTGTTCTCCTTGAAATGGATGAAGCAGGGTACGACGTCTTCTGGCAGGTGCTCAATTCCAAAGACTACGGCGTGCCCCAGTCAAGAGAGCGCATCTTCCTTATTGGACATCTTAGAACAAGAGGTCGATTTGAAATACTACCTTTCGAAGGAGAAAACGATGCGCATCTTAGAAGGCTTATAGGCGGATCCCAAGGCTACCGGGTCTACGATCCCGGAGGTGTCGCATGCACAATCCAATCTTCTGTAGGAGGGCTCGGTGCGAAAACCGGGCTCTATTTAATTTCGCAGGAAGGAATGACGGTTAGCAAAGGTAAGGTAAAAACGAGGGATCAATCGACCTGCATCGTTGCGACCTACGGACACGGTCTTGACAACAAAGGCATGCGGACGGGAGTTCTTGAAGCAAGAAGTGTGTCTACACCTTTTCGCACATCGCCAAGATCCAAGACAGCAAGGCGTGTGAAGGAAGACGGCGAGCCGTCCTTTACCCTAACCGGACAAGACCGGCACGGCGTGCTTCTGAGCAACGGCAATCACTATGCCATCAGAAGGCTTACGCCGAAAGAGTGCTTTAGGCTTCAGGGCTTTCCGGATCATCTCTATGAAAAAGCAGCCGCTGTCTGCTCGGAATCTCAGCTTTACAAGCAGGCAGGCAATGCCGTTACGGTTCCTGTTGCGGAAGCGGTGGCAAGAAAAATTATTGAAGCGGAGGAAAAACAAGATGAAACATTATAAATCAGCCGAGTCCGTGACGAAGGGTCACCCGGATAAGCTCTGTGACTATATAGCTGACAGCATTCTGGACGGCTATCTGAAAGGTGACGAAAGCTCCAGAGTTGCCGTAGAAGTAATGGCGACAAAGGGGCTTATTTTAGTTGCGGGAGAAGTGACGAGCAAAGCTGCTCTCGATGTAGAAAATATTGTGCGAGATGTACTTTTTGATGTGGGCTATGAACCTCAAAATTTCGAGATTAAAGTAAGACTTCACGCACAAAGCCCCGACATCGCACAGGGTGTTGACCGAGGGGAAAACCTGCTCGGTGCGGGCGATCAGGGAATCGTCTACGGCTATGCAACGGATGAAACCCCTGAATACCTTCCGCTTCCTCAAGTGCTGGCAAGAAGGCTCACGATGAGACTTGAAGAAGTGCGAGAGAAAAACATCATCCCTGAACTTATGCCTGACGGCAAGTGTCTTGTGACTGTTGAGTACGAAAACAGTGAAGCGACAAGGATTCACTCGGTCGTATTATCCAGCCAGCATGAGGAGAGCATCTCCAATGCGGATCTCCGAAAGGCGATTCACACTCATGTGATTCGTCCTGCCTTAGAGGGCGTGCTTCCCTTTGAGGAAGAAGATATCCATATCAATCCGACGGGCAGGTTTGTCTTTGGGGGTCCTGAAGCCGACACCGGCTTAACCGGCAGAAAGCTTGCTGTTGATACCTACGGCGGTCTTGCAAGGCACGGTGGCGGAGCTTTTTCCGGGAAAGATCCGACCAAGGTGGACAGATCGGGTGCCTACATGGCAAGGCTCATCGCACGAAGTGTCGTCTCTTCAGGCCTTGCAAAGGAATGTGAAGTATCCATTGCTTACGCTATCGGAAGGCCTGAGCCTTTGTACTTTGATATTGACTGCTTCGGCACGGAGACAAAGGACATAGAAACGATTAAGGAAGAGTGCGAGACGCTCTTTCCCTTATCGGTTTTGCCCATGATTCACTACTTAAAGCTCAGGCAGGATTCCTATGCTCCTCTTGCTATCAAGGGACACTTCGGTGACAGCGAACTTCCCTGGGAAAATGACCTGGCAGGACTTTTGTTTCATGCGGGGGTGAGCCCATGAAAATGACGGAGCACCTTGAAAAAGTTCCCATTGATAAACTCGTTCCCTATGCCAGAAATGCCAGAACGCACAGCAAAGAACAAATCCTTCAGCTTCGAGCTTCCATCCGTGAATTTGGCTTCATCAACCCCTGCCTGATCGATAAGGACTACAACATCCTTGCCGGACACGGACGGGTACAGGCGGCCAAAGAAGAAGGGCTGACGGAAGTGCCCTGTGTCTTTGTGGAGCATTTAACCGAAGCACAAAAGAGAGCCTATATTTTGGCGGATAACCGCCTTGCTCTTAATGCCGGCTGGGATGAAGAAATGCTGTCGATAGAGCTTTCAGAACTGGAAGGAGCGGACTTTGACCTCGACCTTTTGGGCTTTACCGACACTGAACTTCATAAACTCTTAGGCGAGATCGAAACCGAGGAAGATGACTTTGACTTGAGCGTTGCCCTGGAAGAAGCAAGCTTTGTAGAACCGGGCGATGTCTGGACACTAGGAAGGCACCGTCTTATCTGCGGAGATGCGACAAAGCTTCAAGATGTAGAAGCGCTCATGGACAAAAAGAAAGCAAACCTGATTTTAACCGACCCGCCCTATGCGGTAAGCTACGAGAGTGCATCCGGTCTTTCCATCAAAAACGATAACCTGAAAGCCGAGGAGTTTTACGATTTTCTCCTAAGTTCTTTTAAGAATATGATCGAGGTTTCCGAAGCCGGAGCTTCCGCCTATGTCTTTCATGCGGATACGGAAGGACTCACTTTCAGAAAGGCTTTTGAAGATGCGGGCTTTCACTTATCCGGTGTCTGCATCTGGGCAAAAGACTCGCTGGTGCTGGGAAGATCTCCCTACCAGTGGTCGCATGAACCGATCCTTTTTGGCTGGAACAAAAAGGGCAAGCATGAATGGTATGCAGGCCGTGCGGAAAAGACGGTCTGGCAGTTTAATAAACCGAAGAAGAACGAGAACCATCCGACCTCAAAGCCGATAGACCTACTTTCCTACCCGATTCAAAACTCAAGCCGGGCAAACGGCATCGTATTGGATCTTTTCGGCGGCAGCGGTTCTACTCTTATCGCCTGTGAGCAAACAGACCGCATCTGCTACATGGCAGAGATTGATGAAAAGTACGCATCGGTCATTTTAAGGCGGTATGTGGAATTTAAATCAGGCGACAGTTCGGATGTTTTTGTAGAGCGAGACGGCAAGAAAATCCCTTATAAAAAGCTTGTCAAAACTGTCGGTTAATAACAAAAACACGGGTGTAAATTTGTCCGGTAAATAGCCTGAAATACCTGCAAATAAAGGCTTTTATGACTTGGCTTATCCTCCTTTTAGAGCGAACATGTACCTACAAAAACGAAGGAGGAAAAAGCCATGAAAAAAGATTTAGAAAAGAAACTGGAAGCTATCGTCAAGGAACGCTATCCCGATATTGAGACGCTTGAGAGCAGAAACAGCGACTCGCTGGATTTTCACGAAATCAGCGTCTGGGGACTTAGAGAACTTCTGGAAAAAGCCTATGAGCTTGGACGCTCGGAAGCGGGGAGGTAATTATGGAAACCAGATTCTTACTCGAAGGATACAAAAGAAAAGACCTCGCCAAAGCCCTGGCGGGCATTCTTGAAACGGAAGTGAACTACCTAGGCATGCCGTCCATGAGCTACCGCATCGGAAACTCTTTTTTAGAAAAAGACGGCACCTTCATCTGGGGCGTAAACTTCTTAAAAGAGGATGTGGAGAGGATTGTAAAAGAACTTGAAGCTCAGGGCTTTAAGACCTCAAAAGACAGCTTTACCATCTCGCTTCCCTCGGAGTATTTTTCAACGGAAACCATGCGAAAGCTGGATCGGATTTTAGAATCCAAGGGTGCTCTTATCAAAAAGGCGTTAAACGCTGACAGAACGGTTGCACTTAGAGAAATTGAAACCGTGGATTTTCCCTGGTTTGACCGAGTTCTTGATGCCGATGAAGCAAGGATTTATACGGAATTTGTGTCAAAACTCTGCCGGATGGCCAAAGAGCAAAAAAGAGTTCTGGAGCGAGAAACCGTGACGGACAACGAAAAATACAGTTTCCGCTGCTTTCTCTTAAGGCTCGGCTACATCGGAGACGAGTACAAGGAAGCAAGAAAGATGCTCTTGAAGCACCTACGCGGTTCTTCTTCTCATCGATATTCCAAGGAGGAAGCTCATGAGAACGCTTAATAAATATACCCTTGAGGGTTTAAGACAATCCTATCCGAAGGGAGCCAGAGTAGAACTTTTAAAGATGGACGATCCGCAGGCACCTCCTGTCGGAACAAAAGGCACAGTCATTGCCGTGGATGATATCGGCAGCATTTTAGTCAACTGGGATAACGGCTCGGGGCTGAATGTCGTCTACGGTGAAGACTTGGTAAGGAGGATTGACCGATGAGCTTAAAAGAACAGATTATAGCCGTCCGTGACAGCGGAAAGACCAATATGCTGGATAGCCGCACGGTGCAGTACATCGCCAATGAGATGAATTTTTACGAGCTTGTGATTTTCATCGAAGAACACCGAGACAAGTACTCAAAGTTTATCTTCACGGGTGATGAGAAATACTTGTCGGTCAGCGACAAATAAAGAGGTGTATCTTTGTGCAAAATATCCCTGAAAACCTCGCAAATAAAGGGTTTTAGGACTTGGCTTATTCTTCTTTTAGAGCGAATATGTACGTACAAAAACGAAGGAGGAAAAGACCATGACAAACAAGGAACTGAAGAGAAAGACCTTTTTAGAAGCAACGAGACGAAGGAACGAAAAGAAGCGTTTAGAAAGAGAAAAGGATCCTGCCAAAGCAGACTATGAAGACGGCAAAATCAGCTGGAATGAGTACCTTAAAAGGAGCCTGAAGAAATGAGCGAGTTTACAACGATTGAAAAACAGGCCATGAAGACCAGCCCCTGCTATGGCGCCATAGTGCAATGGAAAGAGCGGGTTTTTGTAACAGACATGGACCGATACGGCAAATACTCTGCGAAGATTTACGAAATGGTGGATTTGGAAGATGCTCCGAGCAGGATTGAAGCAAGACTTTCACTGATTAAAGAAGCCGATGAGAGTTTTCCTGACAGCGGTCATGCCATCAAGTGGTGCTTTAAGCAGGATTAACTAAAAGAAAAAATAGAAAGCATCAGCCCTTAGGGGCTTTTGCTCGTGGTACGGCCTTGAAGGGTCGTTTTTTTATGCGTAAAGGAGGCTTGGATGCGAAAACTAGAACACTACAAACCGACAAAATTTAAGCTTCCCTCCTCCCGTTACGACAAAGATGCGGCAGACCGTGCCGTTACCTTTATCAGTCTTTTGAAACATACCAAAGGCGAATGGTACGGCAAACCTTTTGAGCTGATTGACTGGCAGGAACAGATTGTAAGAGACCTCTTCGGCATTTTGAAGCCGAACGGCTATCGGCAGTTTAATACGGCCTATGTGGAGATTCCTAAGAAGCAAGGCAAGTCTGAACTTGCGGCAGCCATTGCCCTTTACCTTACCTGCGGCGACTTCGAACACGGCGGTGAGATTTACGGCTGTGCCGCCGACCGCCAGCAGGCATCCATTGTCTTTGATGTGGCGGTGCAGATGGTGGAACAAAACCCTGCGCTGAAAGCCCGCATCAAGCCTTTGATCTCACAAAAGCGCCTTATCTATAAGCCTTTAAACAGCTTCTATCAGGTCTTGTCCTCAGAAGCCTATACCAAGCACGGGCTTAACGTTCACGGTGTGGTCTTTGATGAGCTTCACGCTCAGCCGAACCGTCAGCTCTACGATGTGATGACCAAAGGCTCTGGCGATGCGAGAAAACAGCCACTCTATTTTCTGATTACAACAGCAGGAACAGACAGGCACTCCATCTGCTGGGAAGTCCATCAAAAGGCGGAAGATATCCTTGCAGGAAGAAAACGGGATCCGAGCTTTTATCCTGTCATCTTCGGAGCGGACGAGGAGGAAGACTGGACGGATGAAGAAGTATGGAAAAAGGCCAATCCTTCTCTTGGCATTACCGTCGATATTGAAAAATTAAGGACCGCCTGCAACAGTGCAAGACAGAACCCGGCGGAAGAAAATATCTTCCGTCAATTAAGGCTTAATCAATGGGTGAAGCAATCCGTCCGCTGGATGCCGATGGAAAAGTGGGATGCCTGCACCATAGCAGTTGATGAGACAAAACTCGAAGGCCGCGTCTGTTACGGCGGGCTTGACCTCTCAAGCACCACAGACCTGACGGCCTTTGTCCTGGTCTTTCCTCCGGAAACGGAAGACGAGCCCTATTTCGTTCTTCCCTTTTTCTGGATACCGGAAGAAAATATCTCGCTTCGGGTCAGCAGAGACCATGTGCCCTATGACATCTGGGAAAAAGAAGGCTTTCTTCTCACGACCGAAGGAAATGTCGTGCATTACGGCTTTATCGAACAGTTTATTGAAGACCTCGGTACGAAGTACAACATCAAAGAGATCGCCTTTGACCGCTGGGGTGCGGTGCAGATGAGTCAGAACCTTATGGATATGGGCTTTACCGTCGTTCCCTTCGGCCAGGGCTACAAGGACATGAGCCCTCCGACCAAGGAGCTGATGAAGCTGGTCTTGGAAGAAAAACTTGCTCACGGAGGACATCCTGTCCTTCGCTGGTGCGTGGATAATATTTTCGTAAGAACTGACCCGGCAGGCAACATTAAGCCGGACAAGGAAAAATCGACCGAGCGGATTGACGGAGCGGTGGCGCTTATCATGGCGCTTGACCGGGCGATCCGAAATCAGGGAAGCGACCTCGGCTCTGTATACGATGAGCGGGGCTTGCTGCTCTTTTAGAAACGATAAGGAGGTGATGTCCTCTGGGACTTTTAAAGAACCTATTCAAAAGCAGGGATAAACCGGAGCTGACCAAACCGTCGGTGTTCCGGTTTTTCTTTGCTCCGTCTTCTTCCGGAAAACAGGTGACGGAGAAAAATGCCATGCAATCGGCGGCGGTTTATGCCTGTGTCAGAGTAATTGCAGAGACTGTTGCAAGTCTGCCCTTGCATCTTTACCGACATGTCGAGGAAGGAAAAAGGCGGGATACACTCCATCCCTTGTATTTTCTCCTGCACGACAGCCCCAATCCGGAAATGACATCCTTCATCTTCCGGGAAACCCTGATGACCCATCTTCTTTTATGGGGCAATGCCTATGCCCAGATTGTAAGAAACGGGCACGGCGAAATCATCGGGCTTTATCCTTTGATGCCGGACAAGATGCAGGTCAGCCGGGCGGAGACGGACGAACTCATCTACCTTTACCAAAGCGGGATGAAAAACATTGCCTTTCGAAGAGAAGAAATTCTTCATATCCCGGGGCTTGGCTTTGACGGACTGCTGGGCTACTCACCGATTGCGATGGCACGAAACGCTATCGGCATGTCGATGGCAACCGAGGAGTTCGGTGCGAGTTTCTTTCAAAACGGGGCCGCTCCTGGCGGTATTTTGGAGCATCCGGGAACCCTTAAAGACCCGTCCAAGGTGAGAGAAAGCTGGAACGAGCTTTTTAAGGGCTCGGGAAACGCCAATAAAGTCGCTGTCTTGGAAGAAGGCATGACCTATAAGCAGATTGGGATTCCGCCAAATGAAGCACAGTTTCTTGAGACAAGAAAGTATCAGACGGAAGAAATTTGCCGTATCTACCGAGTGCCGCCACACCTAGTGGCAGACCTCGATAAGGCGACTTTTTCTAATATCGAACACCAGTCCATCAGCTTTGTCGTTCACACGATAAGGCCCTGGCTGGTACGGCTTGAGCAGGCCATGAACAAGGCTCTTTTATATCCCGCTGAAAGGCAGCGTTATTTCATTGAGTTCAATGTCGACGGGCTTTTAAGGGGCGACTATGAAAGCCGAATGAGGGGCTATGCAACGGCAAGGCAAAACGGCTGGATGAGTGCCAACGACATCAGGCGGCTTGAAAACATGAATCTCATACCAAAAGAAGAAGGAGGCGATCTGTACTTGATCAACGGCAACATGACGAAACTTGAAGATGCCGGCATCTTTTCCGGCAAGGAGGTGAAAAGCGATGGAGAAACGTAAATTCTGGGTCTTTCAAAGAGGAGATCCAAAGGAAGAAACCATCCTGAGACTGGACGGTCCGATTGCAAAAGAGAGCTGGTTTGGCGATGAAGTCACACCGGCTCTTTTCTTATCGGAGCTGGAAAGTCATCCAGGGGATATGACGGTGTGGATTAATTCACCCGGCGGCGATGTCTTTGCGGCATCACAGATCT